TAGCCACCTGTAATGCATACATTTTTTATACCAGTTTGTTCCACAGCATTTTTAACTAAATCTAATACTTTTTGTTGTGTTTGTTTTTGTACTTGATAAGCATAATCAGCATATAGTGAATAATCCTCTTGTGGAACACTATTGACTTCTTTATCTTTATAATCTTTAAAATAAACTTGTCTAATATCATCATTTTTATAATCAAATAAATCTTCATTAGGTACGTCATTTTTAAATAAGTTTATAAACTCTCTATCTTTACCCCATCCAGCAAGTCCCATAGTTTTTCCATTTTCTAATCCGTGTTGACCTATCAGAGTAGTAGCTGACTCATAAACTTTTGTAATATTCATTTCGTTATTAGCTGTTAGTATTGCACCTGGATATTTTTTTTGTAACTTATCCAAAATAGATTTATCTTTATTGTCTTTATTAATAAATGAAAAGTTTTTTAAAATAGGATTAAATTTATCAGGATATTGTGCAACAAATATACTTTCACTTTCTCTTACATTTTCTATTCTGGAACCATATCTATCAATAACAACCACTAAACATTTATCAAAACCACTATTATAAAAAGCCAGACTAGCATGTGTAAGATGATGTTCACTACACATCCGAATAACTTTATTGTCTTTGTATTGATTAATATATTTTATAAGATTATCATTTAGAGGATCATCAAAACTAGGAGAGCTAATTACTATCTCATCAAATTTTCTATTATTTTTTAAAACTAAATCTAAAGATTGTTTAGGGGGATAATCTCTTTTCTTTCTAGTTAATCTTTCTTCTTTAGAAAAAAACTCTATTTGCCCGTCTTTAATTACAGCAATACTGCTGTCGTGGAATGGTGATATACCCAAAATTCTCATAATGTTCCTTCAGTTAATATAATTATTTATGTGTCAGTTCCATCCGTTGGATTGAATCTCTTACCATCATTAAAACTAGATATGGTTGTCGTAAATCCAAAGTCATCATCTGCATCTGCAGTAGTAGGATTAGGTGTTATAACTATTCTTTCATCTCTTACTAGAGGACTTGTTGTACTTGCTCCTAAATCTGTTTGTACTTTTGTAACTACACCTTGATTACTCATAGGTCCAAATAGATAAGTTTTTGCTGTAAAGCTTAATGTATAAGTTACGGCTCTTCTTGTTGTAAAAGTTCCATCGTAACTATCTTCATAGTTTACACTATTTAAAACAATAGGTATATCTCTTTTGATTTCCATATCAGGTATCACGTTTACAGTTACTGTATAATCTGGTTGAAAGAAAGGTAATATTTGTTCTATAATTTGTAAACCGTTTTCAGCTGTTGCTGTGAAACAATATAAACTATAACTTATATTATAAGGTACAGGTGTGTAATTATAATGTAATGTATTTCCGTCTTTCACTGTTTTAAACTTTTGAACTCTTGTTAATTTTCTACTAGGATCGTAAGCTAATCCATTAATTTCAAAACCTAAACGAGGCAAAGTAATTGCCATTTCTCTATTATCTAAATTTGATTGTTGGTCTAATCGTGTTAAAAACTTTTCTTTTGGAGCATATGCCAAAGGAACTTTAATACGAGATGTTACTCCACCTGTGGCATTTGTATTTTGAACAGTTATATTATTAAACAATTGTCCAAAGGCAATTGTCATTCTTCTTAAACTTTCGTTATAAAAATATGTTCCAAACATTAATCAACCTCTCCAAACGGATTTCTTTCTGTAAAATCTAATATATCGTCAGCTACACTCGCTGTATCAAAACCAGCTTCAGTATCAAAATCAGTATTTTGAGCAAAGTCGCTTTGATCTTGTACATCAGTTTCACCATAAGTTTCAAGTAATATGAATGCTGGTTGTCCTGATGCTAATGATTGTTCCATAATAATAGAACCTTCACCATCTTCTAAAGCTGTTTTATGCTGTAATGTATCCAATGAATATCTATCTTCAGCATCATCAATTGCATTTAATCCAGTATCTAATTTTTCTGAACTGTATTCCCAACGTGTAACTCTTAATTTGTAAACAGGTAATTGACATAGTTGAAAAAATGGCTCTTGGTCTTCTACGAATTGTATCTCAAAAAAAGAATTCATCAAAGGCATATAAATTATATCACCTTCGTTTGGTCTTCCTTCTACAATTTGTGTTGCTGGATTATCTACTTGATTCTGCCAACTTCTTTTTGCTATGACAAAAGTTGTATCCTCTCTAATCTCTAGTCCAAATTTATTAATGATTTCTTGTTGACCAGCAAATCCTTCTGTAGTTTCAAAGTATGTTTCTATTAGATAAGAGTCATCAAATCTACTTGATGTATCCTCTCCTAATATTAAATCTCTATTGACAAGGGTTCTTGGTAAGTAATAAACGTCATGCCCATATATTTTTAGGCCTTCAACAATTAAATCTTCGTATAATCTTTTTTCGTGTTGATTACCAATTCCATTTCCACCTTGAAAGTAATGATTGACTGACATATCATTATCCTATCATTAATGGTTGTGACATCTCAAAACTTCTTCTGAGTTCCTCTTCTAATTTTTGTATATCTGCTATAGCCTCTGAATAAATTTGACCACCGTTTAAAGATACTCCACCAATCATAGCCACACCATTGAATTTTGATAAGTTTGCACCCCATTGTCTTTTAAATAAAGCTGTTACGTATCTTTTTAAAAATATATCATTGAATACATCTGTATAAATTGTAGGGTCTAATTTTCTATAACATTCAATAATTAAATATTCATCTACTTGTAAATCATTGCTCCAATCCATATCAATGTATAATCTATTTTGGTGTTGATTAAATCTCATAGGTTTTTCACCTACTAACACATGGTCTAAAAAATCTAAATGTCTTAAAACTACTTCATAATTTATTATAGATGTTGAAGCAAAATCATACAAATCATTTAATCTCATTTGATATCTTACATCAAACATATTTAAGTTTGCTTTATCAGAAAACGGAAATAAATTAATTACAGAAATTATACTTGGTGGTACCACTAGATAATTTTTATCTTCAACCCAATTTGTTGAATTACCCGTATCAGCTTGATCGGATGCTGACTCTGCACTAGCATTAAATGTAGTTAATCTTGTTTTATCGTCTTCGGTAAGCTTATATTTTAGATAAGTACGAGTAATACCATCATAATGATATTGAGTAAAATATTGTAGAGCCTCATCAATTCTATCTTCTAATTGATCGTCATCCACATTAATTTCAATAACTGGTTTACCTAAAGCTCGTAAAGCGTATTGTTTTAATGTTTCTCTTGTAGCTGGTTCTGCCATTAGTAAATCCCTTGTTCCTCATTATATTTATAAGACTTAAATAGTAGGAAAAAGGTTATCTTTACAAAACAATTTTATATCTTCTTCAGGCAATCCAAGTGATTGCATCGTTTTTGGAGTGTGTGGATTTTTTTGTTGATTTTCACAATAATAGTTTTGTGCCTTAATGACATCTTCTGATTTACTATCATTATTATATTGACCAATTTTGTCCAAATAATCGTTTAAATTTGATTCTGCTAATGAACATATCATATTTAATTCTTTTTCTTCTCTTACATTACCAGCGGCTATCATTCCCTCACTAAAGATAGCCTTGGCCCATTCTGGTAACTCTCTCTCTTTACTCGGTTTTAACCACTTTGATGATTGTACAAACCATTCTGTTAATGGATGATTTTTTTTCAATAGTGGTGAAAAATCGTGGAACGCTCCTGTAACTTTATTTTTACCTGCAATTACATCCCATCCGTAAATAGGACCTCCGTTTGTAATATTAGGAAATACACAAACGTGCATCATCCACAATCCTTTAGATTCCCTCACATCAACTACATCTACATGTGCTCTTCTAACGTTATTGTTTTTCCAAGTTCTGTTGACCCAACCGAATTTTTCATTGTTAAAACGCTCCATTCCTGACTCGTTATATTCTTCACAATTTTTATCTAGTGTGTTTATTATATTTTCTTTACACTTAATTAATCTTTCCCAAATCATTAGTCTTTCCCCTCAATACTAGTTCCTTTAAAAGGATCGTTTTTTGTATCTCTATTATTTTCATCAAATATTTCTAATTCGTTTAATTCTTTAAATAATTCTGTTGCAAACTTAAAACAAGTTTTTGCTTCAGCAACAACGTTTAAAACGTAAGTGTCCATATAATTTTTTAATAGTTCTTTGATAATTCTTTTCTTTTCTTCTGGTTTTTGAAACACCAAATATGTAATGTTACCAGGTGTTTTCTTTTTAATCATTTGACCACCACTTAAATCTCCCATGTGTCTAACATAGATATGAGCCATTAATTTTTCTGGATCGTTTTGTATTGACTCAATGTGTTTAACATATAGTTTTGTACTTTCAGTAATTGCTGGTGGATTGTCTAAATCATTCCACAAACTTTTATAATCGGTGTATAACCTTTCAGCTCTTGGCACATCAAGTATTGATCTAAACAAACCATTTATGTGTGCATGTTGTTCTAATATTGAATAACATTGTAATTGATTATAAAGGTATGTAGCATAAAGTTTGTTATCTATATTACCTGACATTAAGGTTTTTACAAACGCTTGTCTTTCAGCATTTTTATGTTCTTCCCAAACTAATTCTCTAATATCTACTTTTTTATTCTCCATCTACTTTTCCTACAGGTGTTGTATAATGAAAGTGTGTTATTGTGTATCTGCCATAACCAAGATCATTAGGTTTGTTAATCCATTTTAATGGTGTTACCTGATGTTTGTAATAACCAGGAATTATAATCATTCTATTATGTTTACTTACTATTTCAGTATTAGTATCGTTTAATATAAAGTCACCACCTTCATACATTTTTGGTTCTCTATGAAACCAAATCAATGAAGTAAAATTAAAATTATCAATATGTGATTCGTAACGATCATTTTCTTCATAATAAGATATTAAATTAGATGTATGAGTTGTATCTCTAAAATTTCTAGCTTGTGGCATAGCTTCTTCTATCATATTATAAAATTCATCTGTATGCATTTTTTTTCTTAATTTTATAATAGATGAATCTCTTTCACCATTTCTATATACTGCATCAATATATGTACGATAAGAAAAACCTTTAGGTTCACCTGATGCATATTTAGCAGTAATTGTATCTTCTGCTCTATAAAACTTTTCTTTAGATGTGAAAAAATCTAACTCAGCCCATATACTTTTTTGTTCATCTTCTGTAAACCAATCATCTATCAGTAAACAAGGAAAATGAGTATGTTTATTAACGAATTGTGGTTTTTTCATCTTTTTTCATTCCTAAAAAAGGTCTTCCATCATATTTTATATTATGTTGTCCTTTACTATCATTATAATGTAAAAATACTTGAGCGTGATTTTTACCAATAAATCTTTCTCGCCAATGTTCTAATTGACATCCTTTATAAATTAACAT